TCAGCCGGGGAAGCATCGTGCTTCCAGTAGAGGCGAGCATCGAAGATGGTGATGCCCCAGTTGGTGGCGCCACCGGGATCACGAGGATCGTTGGTGTAGCCACCTTCGTAGGTCAGCGTCTTGCTGATGCTCGCCTCGCGATTTGAGGCGGTCATTGGTAGTCCTTAGTTGATTTTTTGCGGCGGTGTCGAACAGCCCATCAATCTGGGACGTGAACCCAAGGCATCAGGCGTACCTGCCACGGCTGTCGACCCAGCCTTTGGTGATGAGGTAGAGCGAGTTGTTCGACGCAGATCCGGCGACCACGGCAACCTGCGCCGAAGTGTTGGTCAGCGCATAAAGTGCGTTCGTAACAAAGATGCCAGAAACCGCGTTGCTCAGCGTCCAGTTGCCGCCAGGGGTACCTGCGGCCTGCGCCGAGCCATTTGGCGAATATACGAGCGCTAGGCTTTGCGCTACTGCGGAATTTGTGAAGTCGCCCTGTAGAATGGCATCAACCATAACGCCGGGCGGAACCGTTAGAGTGACGTTCGAAGGCGTCGTCGTAATTGCAAGCGCTGTCGCGTCAGCAACAGGGACATCCCAAAGAAACTCGTCGCCGTTCTGAAAGAACTTGAGCCACTGCCCACCGCCGTTGGTTCGCATCGAGCCGATACGCCTGAACAGCGTGTAGCCGCTAGGCAGCGTGGGCGCAGTCGCCGACAGTGAAGTCAGAATATCGACCGCGCTGGTCGTCGGGTTCTTGATGGCGTGGACGTGGTACCACGTGTTCGCTCCGGTGCCGCCCGTATCGAGCGAGCCGTTGCCTGAGCCAGCGGCCCAAGCGCTCGTCGTCTTTGTAAACGCTGAGGCGAGCTTCATGAAGCTGGCGCTGGTGCTGTCTACGACGACGCCCGCGGATACACCGAATGTCGTTGACGATCCGGCCGTCGATAGCGTCAGCCCAGCGATATATCCGCGCATCAGCGACGGGTCTGGGGCTGCGGCGGTCTGCACGAACGCCGTGGTCGCAATCTTGGTGCTATTGTCGCCCGCGGTGGGCGTAGGGGCCGTGGGCACCCCGGTGAGGGCCGGAGAGGCCAACGGAGCCTTGGTGGCGTCCTGCGCGTCCACGTAGGAGACTGCGGCGACCGTGGCAATCTGGGCGTCCACGTAGGAGACTGCGGCCCGCGAGGTGTCTGTCGGGTGGACGTGGTCCTGGCGCGCGTACTTGGCCGACACGCCCACAGCAGCAGTGCCGTCCATGACCGGAGCGACGGTGGCCGGCGCGGAGCCCACGGCATTCGCCTGGACCCAAGCCGTGGTGGCGAGGCGGGTGCTGTTGTCGCCGTTGGAGGGCGTGGGGGCCGCGGGGACCCCGGTGAACGTCGGGCTGTCGACGTTGGCCTTACCGCTCACTGCGGCTACGGCCGCGGCTGCAGCGGTGGAGGCAGCAGCGGCAGATGCGGCGGCGGTTGCGGCTGCGTCGGCGGCCTGCTGCGCGCTGGCTGCGGCTGCGGCTGGGTCGGCATAGAAGGCCGCGGGGGCTGCGGGGGCCACTACGGACCCGGTATTCGTCGGGCCGTCAGTGAAGAAGGAAGAGCTTACCATGAGCCGTCCGTGTCCAGCTGGAGCGCGGGAGCCACGACAGCGTCAGCTGCTAGCTCGTCCGCGTCCGCCATGCGTTGAAGGTTCGTTGCGATCTGGGTGTAGGTCGCCTCGGCCTCCGAACGGTTCTCGACGTCCTTGAGGTAGCTGTAGGCGGCGGCGAGCGCACCGTAGAGCACGAGGTCCCACGCGACCTTGAGGGCCGTGTTGGTGTCCGTGTCGGCGCTCACCGCGGCGAACTCGGCGTAGTAGTAGATGAGCACCTGGGAGCCCAGGGCCGGCGAGGGCCCGAGGACCCATGAACCACCTTGGCGCGTATAGACACGCGGGGGCATGCCGGGCATCTGCGAGGCCGTGATGACCTGCGTGAGGGCCGTCTTGCGCAGCTCGTATTCGAGGATGCCGTCGTTGTCCGTGTCGACGAGGATACCGATCAGCTCAAGCATATCCGAGGGGATCGCGAGCTTCGTGTAGTCGGACGGGATCGTGTAGAGGATCTGCTTCTCCATAAAGGGAACACGAAGCTCCCGCTGGATACGCATGATCGATTGGTTAATGAAGGTGCTCACCAGCGTGTCGCTTCTCGACACGACGTTGTTGTTGAGCATCAGCTTGAATTGGGCCTTAAGTTCTCCGAGTGTCACGTCTGTCTCTATGTGAGGAGTTTGGCCCAGCGTTGCTTAGGGCATTGAGGTTGATCGTCGCGGCGGGGGCCGTCTGTGTGATCCCACGCGCCGCCCGCGGTCGTGGCCTCTAAGGTCCACCCGCTTGCTTTCAGGCTAGTGCCTAACTCCGTCTCCAGAATGTAGGTCTGTATCTTTGTGAACCCCATCGCCTTGCAGGCGCGGGCGGACGCGGCATAGAGGATTGAGCACGCGTTCTTGGTGCCGTCAGTTACTAACCGCGTCACCTCTGCAGTAAGGTACGGGTCACACCCACGCGCCACGGGGCGCCCTACTGAGCACGCGCCGACGCACTTATCCCCCACGGAGACACCCAGGCTGAACCTGTGTCCGCGTACGGGCTTGTGGTGCCGGTGCAGTTCGGTGACGGTCGCATTTAGCTGCTTGAGCGTCAGAGGGTGGACACGCAGCATCAGACCCGCTTGTTAGTCAGGATGAAGACGTCGAGGTCGTAGCGCTGGAGCATCTTCAGGGTCTCTGCGACAGGCGCCGTCATAACGTCGAAGCCGTAGCGGCGATAAAGCTCGTCACAGACTTCAACGGGGATCGATGCCACGTGCATCATCTCGCCTGACTTCTGGTTGACGCTGTCGATCTTCTGTTTGCGCAGGTCGCTCAGGAAGGCGTCTGGGATGTGCTGCTCGCGCTTGATGATCAGTTCATTGGTGGTGCGGTCTTCGTCGAAGGACACCAGGGTATCGAGGACGTTGGGTTCCTCGTGGAAAGTTTCAGCAGACATAAATTCTCAAAGAAAAAAAGGGGCTCCAAATCCCCATACGGAAGAGATGGAGCCCCAATAGATTAAAACCCGGAGGCCGCTTCGACGATGGCCGCCGACGCGAAGAAGTTCTTGTGCTTCAGCGAGAACTCGCCGAGCAGCATGGCCTTCGAGCTGTCGCCGGTCTTGGCGAGGTTCTTGCGCTCCCACGGACGCAGGGTCACGTTCGTCCACATGTCGGGATCGTAGACCAGCGTGTTCTTGGCCTTGAGCCAACGGTTGATCTCGACCTTCTGCTCACCGAACGGCGAGACATACAGGTTGACCGTGTTGACGATGGTCTTGCTGTCCGAACCAGTGATGGTGCGGTAGCGACCGGCCGCCGCAGCGAAGCCCGCGAGGACCACGGAGTTCGACGGGGTGACCATGATGCGGGTCGGCTCGGCGCCAGCGACGAACGCGGACTGCAGAGCGGTGACGAGCAGGGCCTCGCTGAGCGGGGTTGCGCCCGAGCCCGAGTAGGTCACGGTCGAGCTGTCCAGCTGCTGCTGGAACGACGCCAGGGTCGAGGCAACCGAGCTGGAGCCAGCGGCCTTGGTCTGTGCGTTGCCGATCAGAGCGATTTCGCGGTCACGCTTGATAGCGGCCGAGGACTTGGCCATCTGGTATGCCATCTCGCGCTTACGGCCGTAGGTCGACACGATGTCGGCGCGGTCGGAGACCTGCACGGCTTCGGTGAAGATCTGCGTGTAGTTGTTGCGCATCGTGGTCGGGGTGACCGTGATGAACGACGCGTCTGCGCCTTCAACCGCGGCGTTGGTCGCCGGGGCGCGCAGGCTGTCTTCCTGCCACTGGAACAGCGGCTGGGTGACCTTCTCGTTGCCGATGCCGTTCTGGAACGGGGTCTTGCGCGGGGAGAGGTTGGTGATGACATCGGAGACCTGCTCCTTGATGCCGACCATCTGATAGGTCTGAAACGTGGCTATGATAGCACCTAATTAATTCAAGTAAGCGAGGATGCGCTCAAGGTCTTCCTTGGAGGCATCGGATTTAATGCGGTTAGCTCGGTGGCTGATGAACGCTACGTTGCCTTTGACGTAGCCCTTTGAGGGTTCTCTACGGTCAAGGGTCGGCGCGTCGCTTCGGGACTGACCCCAAACTAAGGGGGTGCCGAATACGGGACACAGTCTGTCCGCTGGGTAGATGTCGATTAAATGCTCGACGTCTATATCGAATGGCAGATCATTGTCTTCTGCGCGCTTCTTGGCTTTCAGGCGCGTATTCAGAAGATTTTGTCTCAGCCAGCTTCCCGGACTGTTCCAAACAGGTCCATATCCGGGACGGCAGTGGGAGAAAGTGAAGCCATCAGCGCGAACATCTCCGCGCTTATGTGTGGTCGTCACTCGCCTTCTTCAAAAGCGAGGAATGCGTTGATCGCGTCGTCCTGAGAGCCGGTCTTGGCGGCCTTTGCGACGGCCTGTTTCACAGTCACCGTCTTGGAGCTGGCGCGAGCGGCGGGTGCAGACGCAGAGTTCTTCACAATCTTGGTCGGGGTCTTGTTGACCTTCTGTGTCACGACCTTCGACGCACCACGCTGAAATTGCATGGCCATGTGGAGGACTTTGAAGGCGGCAGCATCGGTGAGGTTGTTCACCATCTCCGCGGGCAAGCCGATGTCATTGGTCGCGAACGTGCGCAGGTCGTTGTAGAGCGCTTCGTTCCAACCCTTGATGTGCTGCTTGCTCTCGGGGTCGTTGAGTGCCTTGAGGCAATCACGAGCCGAAGTCTGTCGGGCCTTCTGTTGATCGGCGGATACCTTCTGCATGAAGCCGTCGATTTCGTTCTTGAGGAAGGCCTCGTCTTCCAGCGCCTTCTGAGCTTCAGCCTGGAGGGCTGCGAGCTGGTCGGCGGGGACGTTGGGGTCCTTCATCAACTGCGTCCACGGCAGCTCGCGATACTGGTTCGCTCGCTCGGTCGACCGCTTCAGCAGGACGTCGTAGGCAGCGATGTTCTTCGCTTGGTCTGCCTCGACGGTCTTGCGAAGCTCGGCGGCCTCTTGGGACTTGCGTGTAAGAGATGCCTCTTGACCGGCGAGACGCTTCAGGGAGCCAAGGGTGAACTCTTGTTCTTGACCGTCGACGGTGATCTTGAACTTGTGGTCATCCTTGATTTCGATGGTCGACTTCTCGTCGCCTTCGTCCTCTTTAGCTTCGTCCGTGTCTTCCTGCTCTTCGTCTTCGTCCGTCTCTTCCTCTGGAGTTTCCTCGGAGGCTTCCTCGTCTTCAGCTTCAGGCTGGTCGGTCTCTTTGTCTTCGTCTTCGACCTTTTCCGATGGCTTCTTCTTCTTCGAAGCGTCGTCACCCTCTTCTGAAGGGTCGGTCATAAATGCGCTCATGATGGCATCATCGCCATCGATTGCATCGGGGTATTCGTTCAGGAGAGCATCGCCCGAAAGGGTAGATGGCATGGTCAGTTCATTCCGTCATAAATGTCGTGCACACTCGGATCGTCAAACGGATCTGGAGTGGTGACAGCGGGTGTGTTGTCTTGGTGCTGGGGGAGCTTGTCGAAGGCGTCGGCGAACTTCGCCGCGAGCCCGAGAAACTCTTCGAAGCCTTGGCAGGACGCGTAGATGAACTCGCGCTCCTTGGTTTCGTTTGGTTGCGTCTTGAGGATGTCGGCAGCGCACTGCTGTCGATACATGGCCACAAGAGCCTGGAAGCCCTCGGCCCCCAGCAGCTCCTTTGAGAAGCCGCCGAGAGCGAGGATCGTATCGTCGTTCAAGCTGATGCTTTTCCGTGTAGGTACGTCATCATCTTCGAGATGAGGTCGGGCCCTGAGACGCTTGAGGCGGCACCAGGGTCGAGCATTTGTCCCGTGATCGGATCGTGCTGCATCAGCGCGTTGCGCATGAAGAAGCTCGTGTCCGGTGGGGCCTGCGGGGCATCCGCGGGTCGAGCCTGCGGCATTGGCACCGGTGCGGACTGCGGAGCAGAAACGGGGGCGGGTGCGGGAGCAGGTGCGGGCGCCTGAGGAGCAGCGCCGGGGAACATTTTGGTCATGTCGCCGGAAGCCCACCACGGCATCTGCGGGGGCGCCGTGGGCGCTGCAGGAGCCGCTGGGGTGGGTTGGTCGCGGAAGCCGGGGCTGATGCCCGAGATGGGCGGTGAGGGCCCCGTGGGAGCCGCTGCCGGCCCTACGCCCGACGCGTGGACGTCAGGCATATCGATCTGCGACGCCTTCCAGAGAGGAGAGGCGAAGGAGCCCCCTCGCGCCGCGAGACGCGAGAGGAACGGAGCGAGCCGTGAGGCCGCGGAGAATAGCTGTGGGTACATTACTGTGCCTTGGCTTTCGGCTGTGCAGCCTTAGCGGCGGCGTTGAGTTCAGCTGCCCGCTCTTGAGCCGCAATCTTCTCCCGCTCGACGTCGATCTGCTCCTGACCCTGTTGGATCCGTGCAGTTGTATCGGCGTCCTGTCGGTCGTTGGTGCGGTCGGTGTTGAGCGCGTCGAGGTGCAGCTTGGCGCCTGACTGCTCCAGTTTGGACTGGGTGGCAGCGTAGAGGCGGTTGTCTGCGGCCTGCTTGACCTGAACAGACTGGACTGCGGCGTCCGCCGTCTTCTCCTTGATGTCCAGCTCGCGAACCTTGAGAGGATCTGGCTGCGGATCAGGAGCGTTGGGATCGAGATACGCGGCGAACCGGTTGAAGCCCTTGAGCTTGCTGATGTCGTGCAGCATCTCGAAGCGCTGCTTCTTGCCGAACATGTTGCCGAGACCCGGATCTCCGGCCATCTCTTTGTAGCCCATGGCCAGCTCGTTGGCGGCAGTGTCCTTCTCGCCGTAGCCCAGGTGCTGGGAGACGGTGCAGGTCGTGCGCTCAGTCCACGCCTCGGCGTCGACCTGAAGGTCAGCACCAGCGACTTGGATCACGCGCTTGTCTTTGTAGATGATGCCTAGACGGACCACCTCAAGCATGAGGGGGACGAGGAAGTTGTACGCGAAGTTACGCGCCATGATCTTCCCGCGGCCACCCGAGGCCTTCATCATGTTGTCCACAAGACCCTTGGAGTTCTGGGTCGAGATGGCGTCCTTGTTGAGGCCCTGCGAGAGCGCAGAGATACCCGTGGACTTCTCGTTGTTCTCGGTGAGTGTGCTGAGAACTTGGAAGATGTACGGGTTGAGCGGGTTCTGCTGGAACGGCGAGACGCTGTCGGGCCTGCGCACGTTGACGATGCCGCCCAGTCGGTTGTCGAGCAGTTCACGCGGGTTCATCAGGCCACCGTTGACCACGGCGTACCGCGGGTTGGTGGTGATGGCCGTATGGTCAAGTACGCCGCGGAAGAGAACCGTGCGGGCGTTCTGCGTGTGGATCACGCGGGCCGCGAAGTTGTGGCCGTAGAACACGTGAGGCAGCGGCAGGGGGACGTAGGCCAGGAAGGGGGCCTTATCGACCTCCTCGGGCTTGTCGAGAAGCTT